CATCGGAAAAGAAACTCCAGAAAAGAAAGATGCCGCCGACCGCGTACAAGCGGACATGAACTACCAGCTCACGGACGTAATGCAAGAATATCGTCCTGAGCATGAGCGTTTATTGTGGGGCTTGGGTATTGCCGGTAACGCATTTAAGAAGGTTTACTTTGATCCTTCTTTGAATCGTCAAGTAGCAATGTATGTACCAGCCGAAGATATTGTTGTTCCTTACGGCGCGTCTTCTATTGAGTCGGCAGAGCGTGTAACCCACGTTATGCGTAAGACTGAGAACGACCTTAAGAAATTACAGCATTCGGGTTTCTACCGAGACATAGACTTAGGTACTCCAGATAACGTATTAGACGAAGTAGAAAAGAAGATTGCCGAGAAACTAGGTTTTCGCGCAACTTCTGATGATCGTTACAAAGTCTTGGAGATGCACGTTGAATTAGATTTAGAAGGATTCGAACACGAAGGCGATGACGGAGAGCCAACAGGTATTGCTCTGCCTTATGTGGTGACTGTAGAAAAAGGATCAGGCTCAGTTTTAGCGATCCGCAGAAATTGGAACCCAGATGATGAGACTCATAAAAAGCGTCAGCACTTCGTTCACTACGGGTATATTCCCGGCTTTGGTTTTTACTGTTTTGGCCTTATCCATCTTATCGGCGCTTTTGCTAAATCTGGTACTTCCATATTGCGCCAGCTTGTCGATGCAGGATCACTCTCTAATTTGCCGGGCGGCTTTAAGACCCGTGGATTGCGTGTCAAAGGTGACGACACACCGATAGCTCCGGGTGAGTTCCGCGATGTAGACGTTCCATCAGGCACGATGAAAGACAACATCATGCCGTTGCCATACAAAGAACCGTCAATGGTTCTGGCTGGTTTGTTAGATAAGATCGTTGATGAAGGTCGTCGCTTTGCTTCTGCAGCAGATCTTAAAGTTGCGGACATGTCAGGGAATACCCCAGTAGGGACAACCCTTGCTATTTTGGAAAGAACTTTAAAAGTAATGACTGCGGTACAAGCCCGTGTTCATTATTCAATGAAACAAGAGTTCCGCTTATTAAAGAAAATTATCGCTGACTACACTCCTGAAGATTATAGCTATCAGCCAGCAGAAGGAACTCGCTTTGCAAAACGTTCAGACTATGACGATGTAGATGTCATTCCAGTAAGCGATCCTAACGCAGCAACAATGAGTCAGAAGATCATGCAGTATCAAGCTGCTCTTCAACTAGCTCAGTCCGCGCCCCAGTTATACAACCTACCATTGCTGCACCGCCAAATGTTAGATGTACTAGGGATTAAGGATGCAAAGAAATTAGTTCCATTGCCAGACGATCAGAAGCCAAAGGATCCAATTACCGAAAACATGAACGTGCTCAAAGGCGAACCAATGAAAGCGTTTATCTATCAGGATCACGAGGCTCATATCACGGTTCATATGTCTATGATGCAAGATCCAAAGATTATGCAATTGATAGGTCAGAACCCACAGGCTCAAATGATGATGGGCGCTTTAATGGCTCATATTCAGGAACACTTAGGCTTTGAATACCGTAGACAGATGGAAGAGATGATTGGCGTTCCAATCCCTTATGCCGAAAATGAAGACTACGATATGCCAGAAGAAGTAGAGTTGCAGATTGCTAGACTTGCCGCGCCCGCAGCACAGAAGTTGTTGCAGCAAGACAAGACCGCAATCGCCGCTCAACAAGCGCAACAGGCTGCACAAGATCCGTTAGTTCAGATCCAGCAAGCTGAGTTGCAAATTAAGGCTCAAGAAGTGCAAATCAAACAAGCACAACTTCAGTCTGATACCGCAGCCAAATCACAGCAAATGGCAATTGAGCAGGAACGAATCGCCTCTCAAGAACGTATTGCTAATATGCAGATGGCTGCAAAAGCTCAGAAGGACCAAGTTGAGTTGCAAGTTCAACGCGAAATTGAAGGCGCAAAACTAGCTTCTAAAGAGCGGTTAGAAGGTTCAAAAATTGGCGTTGATGTTGCCAAACATACGGAACAGATGTCAAGACAAACCAAGAAAGGTGAATGATGTTAGAAAAAGCGCTATCTCATCTAACGAGTCAAATAGATGAGAAGGTAGCACGGTTACAAGAAGCATTAGGTACGGGTGTCGCGAAAGACTACTCTGAGTACCAAAAGATGTGTGGTGAAGTTCAAGGTCTATTGACCGCCCGTCTTTACATAAGAGACCTTGCAAAGAATGTAGAGGACTCCGATGAGTGATTTACAAACGGCAGTAAACCTGAATCAAGCAGTTGACTTATCCGCACTGCTCAATAAAGAAGCGGAAGAAAAAGCACGACAACTACCAACCCCGTCTGGCTATCGCATCCTTTGTGCTATTCCTGAAGTTGAGGAAGAGTATGAAAGTGGGATATTAAAGGCAGATGCAACCATTAACTACGAAGAAAAACTGGCAACAGTCCTTTTTGTTGTAGATCTTGGTCCGGATTGCTATCAAGATAAGACTAGGTTCCCTAATGGTCCTTGGTGCAAGAAGGGTGATTTTGTCATTGTTAGACCAAACGCTGGAACACGCCTATTAATTCATGGTCGTGAGTTCAGATTGATCAACGACGATTCCGTGGAGTCCGTAGTATTGGATCCTCGCGGTATTAAACGTGCTTAAGGAGGCTATATGCCACAAGATTTAAAGGAATTTCAATTCCCAGACGAAGAAAAAGTGGAAGAAAAGCTTGAAATTGAGATGGAAGAGTCAGATGACTTGGAAATTGAGATAGAAAACGATGTTCCACCGCTAGATCGCAACCGTAAGGCTGTAGATCCTGAGATTGTTGAAGCTTTAGAGGAAGAAGATCTAGAGAAATTCAACAATGACACCCAAACTGCCCTGAAAGAAGCTAAAAAAGTCTACCATCAGGAACGTAGGGACAAGGAAGCTGCCCAAAGGGAGCAACAAGAAGCTGTAAACCTAGCTAAAAAGATGTTTGAAGAGAATAAAAAGCTCAAAGAACGTCTAAATCATGGTGAAACTGCTTATGTTGATACCGTAAAACAGTCTGCAATTCAAGAATTGAACGCTGCTAAGGTGGAATTCAAGTCTGCATACGAATCTGGTGACGCTGATAAGCTTTTAGAAGCCCAAGAACGCATGACAAATGCGAAGATTAAGGTAGATAAAGCAGAGACCTATCAGTATCAACAGCAAAACACTTTACAGCAGGAAGAAAATCAAGTACAAATCACAAATCAGCAAGTAAATGCGCCTGATCGTAAAGCTTTAACTTGGCAGAAAGAGAACTCATGGTTCGGCCAAGATGAAGAAATGACCAGTTTAGCGTTAGGCTTGCACGAGAAATTAGTACGAAGTGGGATCCCGGCTGGATCAGACGAGTACTACAAGCGAATTGATAACACAATGCGCAAAAGATTCCCCGAAGGTTTCGAGGATGAAGAAGTAGAGATTGATGAACCCGTGAAGGTTCAAAAACCTAAAGCTAGTACGGTCGTCGCTCCGGCAACAAGAAGTACGTCTCCGAAAAAGATTCGTATGAGTAAGACCCAAGTCCTGCTTGCGAAAAAGCTAGGATTAACCCCAGAGCAGTATGCCCGTGAACTAACTAAATTGGAGGCCCAAAATGGCTGAAGTAAAAAAGACTCGTGAGCTTGAAACCCGTGCAGTAATGGAACGTCCTCAACAGTGGGCCAACCCTGAACTGCTCCCTGAACCTGATAAACAGGCTGGGTATGCTTATCGCTGGATTCGTGTCGCAACGTTGAACAGTCCTGATCCACGTAATCTCTCATCAAAATTGAGAGAAGGATGGGAACCGTGTCGCATTGAGGAACAACCTAAATTCCAACTGTTAGTCGATCCTCAAAGTCGTTATAAAGACAACATTGAGATCGGCGGATTATTGCTTTGCAAAACCCCTGAAGAGTTTATTGAACAGCGTAACGCTTATTACGCTAAACAAACGGCTGCTCAGACGGATGCTGTAGACAGTAATTTAATGCGCCAAAGCGACCCGCGTATGCCTCTTTTCAAAGAAGGCAAATCGTCGACTAGCCGCGGTACCAGTAGTTAACTTTTAATTTAGGAGATTTAAATGGCTTATCCAACCGTTTCTGCTCCCTATGGCTTAGAGCCTATTAACCGTTTTGACGGCATGCCTTATGCTGGTGCGACACAGCAATTACCAATCGCATCTACATATAACACTGCTATCTACAATGGTGATATCGTTCTAGTCAATGGTGGCAATATTAGAAAGTCCGCTGTAACTAGCGATTCCACAACTGATAAAGCAAATAACGCAACTTATGGTGTGTTTATGGGCGTTCAGTATGTAAACACTCAAGGTCAAACAGTGCAAGCTCAGTATTACCCCGGTAATGCTGCTGCTACCAGTGCTGTTGCTTATGTTGTAATGGACCCTGCTGCTGAGTTCAAAGTTGCTGTTACCTTTTCTGGTAATTCAACTGTGTCCAGCACGACTGCCGCTGCTGTTGGTACCAACCTTGCAGTAATTCAAGGTACTGGTTCAGCAACAACTGGTAACTCAGGTGTTTCCGTAGCTGCTCCTGCTGCTGGTCTAGGTAATGCTGCTGCATTGCCTGTACGTGTAGTAGCAATAGTTCCTGAAACTGCAGCAAATGCCACTCTTTACACTGAAGTTATTGTAAAGTTGAACAACCCACAAATCTTGCTGGCTGCCGGCAACGATTTTGCTTAATAAGGAGCTATTAAATGGCTATTTCACGCGCACAGCTCCTCAAAGAGCTATTACCCGGCCTTAATGCATTGTTCGGATTAGAATATGCAACCTACGGTCAAGAACACAAAGAGATCTATGAAACAGAGACCTCTGAGCGTTCATTTGAAGAAGAAACCAAATTGTCCGGTTTCAGCGCTGCACCTGTTAAAAACGAAGGCTCTGCCATCGCTTATGACAATGCACAAGAAGCATGGACAGCTCGCTACAACCACCAGACTATCGCCCTTGGCTTTAGCTTGACTGAAGAAGCAATCGAAGACAACCTCTACGATTCTTTGTCAGCTCGCTACACTAAGGCTTTGGCTCGCGCTATGGCTTATACCAAGCAGGTTAAAGCGGCTGCTGTATTGAACAATGGCTTCTCTGCTGGATTCCCCGGTGGTGATGGCGTTCCTTTGTTCTCTGCATCACATCCTTTGGTTTCTGGTGGTGTTAACAGCAACGTTCCATCTACTCCTGCTGACTTAAACGAGACTTCTTTAGAAGCCGCCGTTATTCAAATCAGCTTGTGGACAGATGAGCGCGGTCTGTTGATCGCTTCCCGTCCTAAGAAGTTGGTTGTTCCTCCTGCACTCCAGTTCGTTGCAACACGTTTGCTCGAAACTGAATTGCGCGTTGGTACAAACGACAATGACATCAACGCTATCAAGAACAACGGTTCTGTCGCAGAAGGTTACACTGTTAACCATTATTTGACCGACACCAATGCTTGGTTCCTGACTACTGACGTTCCAAATGGTATGAAGCATTTCGTTCGTACTCCTTTGGCTAACTCAATGGACGGTGATTTCGATACAGGTAACGTTCGTTACAAGTCTCGTGAGCGTTATTCTTTTGGATTCTCTGATCCATTAGGAATGTTCGGTTCCGCTGGCGCTTAATCAAAGCTCCCCAGCTATAAGAAAGCCCCACCCTACCCGGTGGGGTTTTTCTTTATGTGTTAATATTTGGATATGTCCTCTTGCCTAAAACCATGTAAAAAATGTAATGCTATTACAGAGCGTTATAACGATGGAAAATGCAAACCATGTATTAGAGCCAACAACAAGAACTGGGCTGCAAAAAACAGAGATTCTATAAACGAAAGACACCGCAAATGGAATGCGGAAAATGCGGACGCAAAACGCGCTACAAATGCCCAATATAGAGCAAAGAACCAAAAGCTTATAAATGAACGGCGAAAGGCTAAAAGAGCGTTAGATCCCAGCATTGAAAAAAATAAATCTGCCAAACGCAGATCTGCTAAAGGGCTATTACCAAAAGATATAGTTTCCAAGCTGTTAATTGTGCAAACATGGAAATGTCGCTGCTGTGATGGTTCTTTGGAGAATGGTTATCATTTAGACCATATTGTTCCAATATCACGCGGCGGCACTAATACAGAGGACAATGTGCAGCTACTTTTACCGCAATGCAACCTGCAAAAGTACAACCTAACTTTTGAAGAATTTTTAGAAAAAATACGGAATAATAGTTTGCATGTAAATGTGAATGATGATATAAATACGGTATTAGGGTACCCGGCTTGTTAAACTGTTTCCAACCCTTAAACAGAGGCATACACCATTAACAAGCTTGATCTTTGTATGAAGGACAATTTATCATGGCATTAGCAACAACCTCAGCCGTATGGCGCTCAACAGGTGGTGACTCAACTCGTACAGCTTATGCTGGTTCGATGGATATGGTTGCCCAGTTTTATATCGCTAACACATCTTCAACTACAGCAAACGTAGTAGTTTCATCTACAAACTCTAGCCCAATCATTCTGCCAGCAGGCGCAGTCGTATTGGCGGTTAATATCACTACCGCTTCTACTGGTGCTAACTCTACTTGTAACGTTGGTTTTACGCCATTAGTTGGTGTAGGTCCCGGCCAAACTGGTACTTTAGGCACAAACGTTCCTAACGCATTTGTTAGCAACGCAAACGTAACTACACGTTCAGCTATTACTATTGGTAGTACAGGTCAAGGTACTCAGTTAGGTAACGTAGCTAACACAACTAACTTAATTGTGGTTACTTCTGCTATCGGTACTGCTGGTGCGGTCGGTGGTCCAGTTACTGGATCTATTCGTTACTACGTTGCGGACAACGGTCAGCAAGCTGATTAATTAATCTAGGGGGATTCGTCCCCCACTTAAATCTTTAGGAGATTAATTATGCAACAAACTGACGTTAAAGCAGCGCATTTAGATGGAAATGCTACGGTATTTTCTGGTCCAACACGAGTAAAAGGCTATCAAGTATCTCCCGGCGGTACTGCTGGTGAGATTCAGTTTTATGATACAACTTCTAATTCTGCTACTGGAACAAACCGATTAACACTTCACGTTACCACTAATACGGCTGTTATTGCTACATTGATACCGGGCGAAGGTGTTCGTTTTGATAATGGCGTTTATGTGTCATTGCCAGCTAACTCAAGCATTACTGTATTTTATGGCTAAGAAAACCCCATCTCTTGCAGTTGGGCGTGGTGAGAAACTTCCAGTCTCGAAAGGGGCTGGCCTCACCGCTAAAGGCCGCGCTAAGTACAACAAAGCGACAGGCAGTAATTTAAAAGCCCCACAGCCAGAAGGCGGAGCAAGAAAGAAATCTTTCTGCGCGCGCATGTCTGGTATGCCGGGTCCAATGAAAGACGAGAAGGGTAAACCTACTCGTAAAGCGGCTTCACTAGCCCGATGGAAATGTTAAAATGAGTATTGACGCAATTGAAACTGCTAGAGAATTAGCAACCCACGCTAGTAATATTGAACATCTGCAGGAAGATATGGATAAAATGATACAGGAGATGTCTGAAATTAAAGCTACACTCCGAAACATTGAAAAAACCCTGTCTGAAGCTAAGGGTGGTTGGAAAACATTAATGGCTATTGGTGGTGGAGTTAGTCTTGTTACTGGAATTATTGGTGTAATTATTGGGTATTGGAGCAGTAAGTAATGCCTAGCACTAGCAAAAAGCAACACAATTTAATGGCAGCAGTAGCACACTCTCCTGAGTTTGCTAAAAAGGTTGGTATTAAAACCGCAGTAGGTAAACATTTTATGACTGCCGATAAAGGCAAAACTTTTAAAGAAGGTGGAACTATGAAACCAGTAGACATGACAAAAAATCCCGGAATGGCAAAACTGCCAACAGCAGTTCGTAACAAAATGGGATATATGAAAGAAGGCGGTATGGCTAAGAGCGACATGAAAGAAGATATGCCAATGATGAAAAAAGTAGCCAAGAAAGAAGTTAAGGCTCACGAAAAGTCTATGCATAAAATGGCTTCTGGTGGCAAAGTTGGTCAACTGTCTAAAGCTGACGGATGCGCTAAACAAGGCAAATCTAAAGGCACAATGATTAAGATGAAATCCGGCGGGATGTGCTAAATCATGCCATACGAAGAAACTGGCAAAGAGAAGGTTAAGCGCGAAGCCTACATGAAGGCTAATAAAGAGCGTGGCATCCGTGCTGAAAAGCAGCGTGAGTATGAGATGTTTGGTACAACCGAACAGAACATTCCTGCTGTTGACACTATGGGTAATGTAACTGGCATGAAAAAAGGCGGCAAAGTTTCTTCTGCTTCTAAACGTGCTGATGGTTGCTGTATTCGTGGAAAGACAAGAGCATGAGACCATCTCGTGGTATGGGTGATATCGCCCCTTCTAAAATGCCTAAAGGCGTTAAGAAGCCGCGTAAAGATAACACGGACTTTACCCAGTTTGCTGAAGGTGGCAAGGTAGGTTTATATGCAAACATTCATGCAAAGCAAAAGCGTATTGTTGCTGGCTCTGGTGAAAAGATGCGTAAAGTTGGATCTAAGGGTGCGCCTACTAAAGAGGCATTCATTAAATCTGCTAAAACAGCGAAGAAGAAATAATGGCAACAACTGGAACAACCGCATTTAATTTAGATGTAAACGATCTAATTGAAGAGGCCTTTGAAAGAGTCGGCAAAGAGCTGCGTACTGGCTATGACTTTAAAACAGCCCGTCGCTCTTTAAACCTATTGACTATTGAATGGGCCAACCGCGGTATTAACCTTTGGACTGTAGAACAGGGTGTTATTCCAATGGTTACAGGACAGGCTATGTATCCATACCCAGCAGATACTATTGATCTAATGGATATGGTTATCCGTCAAAATAACGGTACTTCTAACCAGCAAGACATCAATATCAGCCGTATTGCTGAACCAACCTACATGAGTCTGCCAAACAAGCTTGCACAGGGCCGTCCGATTCAGGTGTACATCAACCGTCAGTCAGGTCAAGAAAACCTCTCAGGCGCCCTTTTAAGCGCTAATATAAGCTCTACAGCCACAACGATTGATCTTACTTCTACAAGCGGGCTAACTTCTTCTGGATTTATCAAGCTTGATAACGAGACAATTAGCTATCCAAACATTAACGGAAACCAGTTAATCAACTGCGCCCGTGGTCAGAACGGCACTACTGCTGCAGCGCATACGGCTAACGCTACAGTTACCGTACAGAACCTGCCTTGCATTAACGTATGGCCTACGCCTAACGCGCCCGGCAGTCAATATACATTCGTTTACTACCGCTTACGCCGTATTCAAGATGCTGGATCTGGCATATATGTACAAGACATTCCATTCCGCTTTATTCCTTGCATGGTTGCTGGACTTGCTTATCAGCTAGCTACTAAGCTTCCTGATGTAGATATGAACCGTATTCCGATGTTAAAGATAGATTATGAGGAGCAATTTAGGTTAGCGGCTGAAGAGGATAGAGAAAAAGCTCCAATCCGTTTTGTGCCGCGAAATATGTTCTACGCAAGGTAAGCCATGCCTAATCAATTTGCATCAGGTAAGTACGCAATTGCCGAATGTGACCGATGCGCACAAAGGTATAAGCTTTCAGAGTTAAGAAGTCAGGTTGTAAAGACTAAGCCTTATAAAATTAAGGTTTGTCCAGCGTGTTGGGATCCAGATCAGCCACAGTTACAGTTGGGTATGTATCCTGTAAATGATCCGCAAGCGGTTCGGGAGCCTAGACCTGATATTAGTTATTTGCAATCTGGTAATAACGGGTTACAAATTAACTTAACTGGAGTGGGTCCTAATGGATTCGGTAACCCAGATATGGGTAGTAGAGTATTCCAATGGGGATGGAACCCTGTTGGTGGAGCAAGAGGATTTGACAGTGCTTTAACGCCAAATGACTTGATAGGTAGCACACAAGTTGGTACAGTAACGGTAAGTATAACTTAGGAGTAATTATGGGATATAGAAAATCAGCAGATAACATCACCAAAACTGGCAAAACAGATCCAAAGATCTATCCAGATGATGGTCCAACGGTCCTTATTAGTGGCCCTAAAGCTAGCAAGAGTGCTTTGAATAAAAGCATGAAGGCAGTAGGTCGCAATATGGCTCGCGCTAACAATCAAAGAGGTCGCTAATCATGGCTAAATATTCTAAAAAAGTTATGGGCAAAGAAGTAGGTGATGCTGAAGTTTATGCAGAGCCACATACTATGTCTGGCAAAAAAATGACTTCTGCCAAAGATGCGGTTACTAAAACTGGTAGCTGGATTGACAACGTAAATATTTCTATAGCTGCTGGTAGCAAAGGCAACTATACGCCAGATAACAAGAATGGTGAAATCACTATGCGCGGTCATGGTGCGGCTACTAAAGGCATCAAATGTAGAGGGCCGATGGGCTAATGAATTACGCAGAACTTTTTTCGCAAATACAAAGCTATACGGAAAATCAATTTCCGGAGTTTTACCTTGCTAATAACAGTACGATCAATGTAACTACACAGATCAATACTTTTATTCAGCAGGCGGAAGAGCGCATCTACAATACGGTGCAGATTCCTTCTTTGCGTAAAAACGTTACGGGTAATTGCTCTGCCACAAGTAA